ATGAAGAAGAAATAAGCTATAAACTACTAGATGACGAAGAAGAAACAGAAGGCTACCATTTTAAATTTAACGTAGCTGTAATACTTAGAGCAGACCAAAAAACACAGGTTGAAACACTAAGTAAAGGTGTATCAAACTTTATATATACACCGAACGAAGCAAGAGCTTTCCTTGATTTGGAAGCAAAAGAAGGAGGCGATAGGCTTCTTGGAAATGGTGCTAGCATTCCTGTAGAATATACAGGTGCTCAGTATATACAAAATTTTGAAGGAGAGGAGGGTAAATTATACAAATGGATCCAGAAAACAATAAGAGAGGCATTGGAGAAAACCTTATCAAAGGCTTAGTTTGTAAATCTGCTAATGTAGAAAGTCAAGAAGTTACAGAAGAAGATTTAAAGAAAATTAATAAATTAACTTTAAGTCCTCTAAGTGCAGAAGAAGTATTTACATTTAAAGTTATTATGGGCGACAATGAATTAGACGATAGAAATTACGAGCCATTTAATTTAAATGCACTAAAAGATTTAAAAAGATTATATGTTGGTAAAACTATGATAAAAGATCATAGAAGAACAGCAGATAATCAAATTGCTAGAATTTATGATACAGAATTAGTACAAGAAGACACAAGCAAATTTACAGGTGCTGGAGAGATATATACACAATTAATTGCAAAATGTTATATGGTTAAAACAAATAGCAATGCTGATTTAATTCAAGAAATAAAAGCGGGAATAAAAAAAGAAGTTTCTACTGGTTGTAAACCAAAACATGCTTATTGTTCTATATGTGGTACAGACAATACTAAAACATATTGTCCGCACATGTGGGGACGTGAGTATGATACAGCAGCAGGAAAGAAAATTTGTTATTTTACTCTGGATGGTGCAAAGGAAGCGTACGAGCTTTCATTCGTTGCAGTACCAGCACAACCTAGAGCTGGAACAACAAAAAACTATCAAGAAGAAAAAGTAAAGGAAGAATCAGAAGAAACTGATATAATAGAAAATGAAGCAGAGAACAATACTGCTGAAAATGAAACAGATAAAACTGTTAAAAAAGAAAATATGGAATTAGAAAAAGAGCTAGATTTAAGAATGAAAATACTAGACTCTTTTATTTTTTCACAAAATCAAAAAGAAAAGGAAGGTAATTAAAAATGAATAAAAAAATGAGAGAATTATTAAATAAAATTGCACAAAAAAGAATGATGGCTAGAGATTTTATGGATGGGGAAAACAAAGACTTAGAGAAAGCAGCAGCTTTAATGGACGAAGCTGACGAACTACAAAAAGAATATGATTTAGAGGCAAGAATGTATGCGGCAGAAAAAGAAGATAATACACCAACAGACGAAGAAGTAGCAGAAGAAAAAGCAAATAAACAAGAAAAAAATGTAATCAAAGAAGTAGCAGACGCTATCAGAAGAGTTGCAAAGACTTTAAATGAAGGAACAGGAACAGAAGGAGGCTATACAGTACCAGCTGATATAGTAACAAAAATTCAAGAATTAAGAGAAAGTAAATTCTCTTTAGAAGAATTAGTAACAGTTGAAAGCGTTTCTACAATGTCTGGAGAAAGAACATATAAAACAAGAAAACAAAAGAAAGGATTTACAAAGGTTGGAGAAAAATCTGCAATTTCTGCTACTGAAGGTCCAGCATTTTCAAGAATAAAATATGCTATTGATAAATACGCAGGATATTTACCAATTACAAATGAATTGTTAGAAGATTCTGACGAAAATTTAGTAAATACAGTATTAGCATGGTTAGCTGATGAATCAAGAGTAACAAGAAACAACTTAATTTTAGCAGCAATAAAAACAAAAGAAGCTAAAGCTATAGATGCAGGAATAAAAGGTATTAAGTCTGTATTAAATAAAGAACTAGGACAAGCATTTAAACCAACTTCTGTTGTTGTTACAAATGATGATGGTTTAGATTATTTAGACCAATTAGAAGATAAAAACGGAAGACCTTTATTAAATCCAGATCCAACCAATAGTGCAAATATGCAATTAAGAGCTGGTGCAACTGTTGTTCCTATAAAAGTAATACCTAACGATGATATGGCAACAACAGAATCAAAAGTACCATTCTTAATTGGAGATTTCAAAGAAGGAATTGTATTATTTGATAGAAAGAAAGTAAACATTATGACTTCTAATACAGCTGTTGTAGGAAGTGGCGAAGATGAAATAAACGCTTTTGAAGACGACTGCACAATATTTAGAGGTATTGAAAGAGAAGATGTAAAAGTAAGAGATGAAAAAGCATTTGTAAATGCTTATATTCTTGTAGAAGAGCAAGCATAAATAAAGGAGGACTAGCTTATGGCTGAAAAAGAAGAAGTTACTTATGTACCAGTAAGCATAGAAGAAGTATGCGATTATAAAGGCTTTTTAGTGGAAGAAGTCGAAGAGGACAAAGTAGTAAAAAGAAATATTATAAGACTTATTAATTTTTCAAACTTGTATTTACAAGGTGCCATAGGCAAAAACTACCCAATAGAAGACGAAAGGGCTAAACAAATAGCCCTTTTAGTTATTTCTGATTTATACGATTATAGAGATTTAGATTCAAAAAATATTTCAAATACAACTAGAAAAATTTTAAATGACTTAGAATGGCAACTAAAAATGGAGATGAGAAAAAATGGCGATGAACAAACTAATTAAAATTCAAAAATTAAATGCAGACATCGAAAAATGGGAAGATTATTACTCTTGTTATGCAGAAGTTAATAAATCAAGTGGCAACGAATACTTTAACGCCAGAACTAATATAACACAAAATACTTATAATTTTAAAGTTATGTATATAAGCAAATTAGAAGATATTATTTTTAATACATCTCAATACAGAATTTTATATAAAAATAAAAATTTTGATATAAAAAATGTAGATGATAAGCAGGAAAAACGTTTAAAACTAACTTTTGTTGCAGAATGCGTAACAATTTAAGGAGGCAACTATGGGAATAAATAATAATATAACTATTACTCAATTATCCCCTAAAATGCAAGAAATACTTAACCAGTATGCTGGTAACGTTACAGAAAAAGTAAAAACTTTGGCAAAAGATACTGCTGTAGAGTTGACTAAAAATACTAAAAGGGATTCGCCAGTAAAAACTGGGGAATATAAAAGACATATTAGTTATAAGAAAATTCGAGAAACATCTACAAGTGCTATATATACATGGTATGTTAAGGATCCAGAATATAGATTAACACATTTACTTGCAAATGGTCATGCTAAACGAAATGGTGGCAGAGTACAAGGAAATCCATATTTAAGTGAAAATGTTATAGAAGCGGAGAAAAAATTTGTAAGTGGTGTAAAGGAGATAGTAGCAAATGAACATTGAAAATTGGTTTAAAGAAGGAACAGGATTTAAAATTAAAGAATTAAGATATTTAAAACCTCCAGCATTGCCTTATTTCTTATATGTAAATAGAAAAATAGTTAGAGGTGCTGATCTTCTTAATAATATAGTTGAAAACAATATTACTATTGAAAGATACAGCGAAACAAATAATGATAGTGATTTAAAAGAAATACAAAAAGTAAATGAATTATTAAAAAAAGACTATTATACCTATGATTCACAAACAGAATGGCTTGATTCTGAGGGTATGTATGGCACATTTTGGGTATTAGATCCAATTTTAGAAAAAATAAGAAAGGAAGGAAATTAATTATGGGTAAAAGAACTAAACAAACTATTACTTTAGGTAGTGGAAATTTATATATTACAGAGTTTTCTGGAAGTATTCCAGAAAATACAGAAATTGAAAAAGATACTAATTTAGCAGGATATATACAAGGTGGTGCTGAATTAGAGTACAAACCAGAATATTATACAGCAGAAGATGATTTAGGAAAAGCTAAAAAAACTATAATCACTAAGGAAGAAGCAAAATTAAAATCTGGTATTATGACATGGAACGGAGAAACATTAAAGAAATTAGTAGCTACTGGTAGAGTTACAGAAGATACCGAAAAAGGTATAAGAACTGTAAAAATTGGTGGTATTGATAATAACGACAATAAAAGCTACATTATACATTTCGTACATAAAGATCCTGTTGATGGAGATGTACGTGTTACTGTAGTTGGTAAAAATACAGCAGGCTTTACATTAGCATTTGCTAAGGATAAAGAAACTGTTATTGATGCGGAATTTGAAGCAGCACCATCAGATGATGAAGGAACATTAATTTTATTACAAGAAGAAATAGAGGAAACAGCTTAAAAAAATAGAGGGATGGTATAAAATAAACAGCTATCCCTCTTTAAAAGTAAAGGGAGGAATATTATTATGTATGATATGACAAAATTAAAAACAAGGTATTTTGATATAAAACTAAAAAAAGGCAAAATATTGAATATAGAGCCACCAAAATTAAAAGTTTTAAAGAAAATAGCTGCTTTAAGCGAGGTAAAAAATACAGAAGAGTTAGGAGAAAAAGACATAAGCAACCTTACAGAAGCTGTATCTTTAGCTTTAAGCAAAAATAGACAAAACTTTAAAATTTCTACTGAAGAAGTAGAAGATAATTACGACATAGACGAAATAGTGGATCTATTAAATAATTATTTTGAATGGGTTAATAGCATACAAAATTCAAAAAACTAAAATGTCCATATTATCCAGACAATGACGATAATATGGACACAGGTTATATTGTAGAAAGTATAGGGGAAAAAAGAGTTGCAGAATATTTAAGAATATCAATGCTAGAAGTAGAAGAATTAGATTTTGTAAAATATTTATTTTTTCTTAGAGAAGCATTTATATATAATTGTTCGCAAACTGACGAAGGTAGAGAATATTTAAGAAATGCTAAAAGATTAGAAGAAACTACTCCAGATAGAATTAAATTGAGAGAAAAATTGAAGAAACGAGCAAATTAATAGCTTGTTTCTTTTATTTTAGTAGGTGGTATAGATGGCGAGTAGAATACAAGGTATAACTGTAGAAATTGGAGGCGATACCACCAAATTAGGTAACGCCTTAAAAAGTGTCAATGATAAAACTAAAAGTCTACAAAATGAACTAAAAGGTGTAAATACGCTATTAAAAATGGATCCTACTAATGTTACACTTTTAAAGCAAAAACAAGATTTATTAAATAAAAGTATTGCAGAATGTAGAGAAAAATTAAATATATTAAAGTCTACACAAGCACAGGTGCAAGAACAATTTAATAAAGGAGAAATAACCGAACAACAGTATAGAGATTTTCAAAGAGAAATTGTAGCAACAGAACAAAAACTAAAGAATTTAGAAAAAGAAGCTAAGTCGTTTGGCTCTGTTGGAGCACAGCAAGTTGCAGCAGTTGGAACAAAAATGCAAACTTTGGGAGATTCTATAACTAATGTAGGTAAGAAACTAACTATTGTTAGTGCTGCTGCAAGTGCAGCGTTAGTAGGTGTTGCTAAAAGTGCAATAGATTTTGAAACAGCATTTACAGGAGTAACTAAAACTGTAGATGGAACTGATGAAGAATTAGAAAATATAAAAGAAGGTTTATTTGATTTATCAGAGGCTACTGCAAGTAGTGCAACAGATATTGCGTCTGTTGCAGAAGCTGCTGGACAATTAGGAGTAAAAACTGAAAATATTTTAGGATTTACTGAAACAATGGTAAGGTTAGGCGATTCTACAAACCTTTCCGCAGATGAAGCAGCAACAGCCATTGCACAATTATATAATGTTATGGGCTCTGATATTAATACAGTAGATCAATTTGGTGCTGCCTTAGTTGCTCTAGGTAATAACGCAGCAACAACAGAAGCTGATATTTTAAATATGTCTAGTAGAATAGGCTCATCTGGTAAGCAAGTAGGATTAACAGAGCAAGAAGTATTAGCGTTAGCAACAACTCTTGCAAGTGTTGGACTAGAAGCAGAAGGAGGAGGTTCTGCAATTTCTGCTGTAATTACTCAAATTGATAAAGATGTTGCCTTAAATTCTGGAACACTAAAAACATGGGCTAATGTAGCAGGAATGTCTGTAAAAGATTTTAAAAAATTGTGGGAAAATGATGCTATGTCCGCAATTCAAAAAATTGTTGCTGGAATGGGAGATGCTAGTGCAGGTGGAGAAAATCTAAATGTTATTTTAGATAAGTTAGGTGTTACTTCACTTAGACAAACAGATACTATGAAAAGGTTATCTAGTGCAGCTGAACTTATGTCAGATATGGTAGATATAAGTAATCAGTCATGGGCTGAAAATACAGCACTAACAACAGAATCTTCTAAAAGATATGAAACTACAGCAGCTAAACTACAACAAGTAAAAAATACTGTAAGTGAATTATGTAGTAAATTAGGAGAAATATTATTACCTATTATACAAAAAATATGTGATGGTTTATCTAGTTTTGTTAGCTGGTTAACAAGTCTAAGCCCAGCAGCACAAAAAGTTATGCTAGTAGTTGTAGCATTAGTAGCAGCACTCGGACCATTATTAATTTTTGTTGGTAAAATTATTTCTTCGATAGGATCTATATTAACGTATGGACCCAAAATTGTATCAATGTTTGGAACAATAAAAACTGCTGCAAGTGGTTTGTTTAGCTTTATAGCAGCAAACCCAATTATTTTAGTAATTACAGCTATAATAGCAGCTATTATATTATTATGGAATAAATGCGAGTGGTTTAGAAACTTAGTAATAGGAATGTTTGAAGGAATAAAAAATGCTGTAATTACAGTATGGAATAATATAAAGGCAGTATGGGACATTGTACAACCATATTTTGTAGCTTTATGGGAAGGAATAAAAGCAAGTTTACAACCTGTAATAGAATCTGTAATAGGTGCATTTCAAGCTGCATGGGAATTTATAAAAACAATATGGGATTTTGTGCAACCTTATTTTGCAGCTATATGGGAAAATATAAAAACTATATTTTCTGTTGTTTCTCAAGTATTAGGAACATATTTTAGTGTGGCATGGGAAGTAATAAAATCTGTATGGGATATAGTAGTACAATACTTTAGTACCATTTGGGAAAATATAAAAATTATATTTAGCGTTGTAGGTACTGTAATAGGTGGTTTCTTTCAAACTGCGTGGACTGTAGTTAAAACTATATGGGACGCAGTAACAGGTTACTTTAAAGCAATTTTTGATACAATAAAAGGTATATTTAGTGCAGTAACAGCGGTATTTCGAGGAGATTTCCAAGGAGCATGGGACGCAATAAAAGGAATTGTTGGAACATGGCAACAATATTTTCAAAATATTTGGAATGGAATTAAAAATATATTTGCTAGCGTTGGTAATTTCTTTAAAAATAGTTTTCAAGCTGCATGGAATGGAATTAAAAGTATATTTAGTAATGTTGGCAGTTTCTTTCAAGGAATTTGGAATACAATTAAAAATATGTTTACCAATATAGGTACTACAATAGGCGACGCAATAGGCGGAGCATTTAAAAATGTTGTTAATTCAATAATTTCATTTGCACAAAATACTATAAATGGATTTATAAGATCTATTAACTGGGCTATTGATGTTATTAATAATATACCGGGTGTAAATATTAGTAGATTAAATGAATTAAATATACCAAGATTAAAAGTTGGTATGGCAAACGTACCTTATGATGATTATTTAGCTTTATTACATAAAGGCGAAAGAGTATTAACTGCAAAAGAAAATCAAGAATATACTAACGGAATGGAAGAAACACCAAGTAATAATAATATTGATAATAGCTTTAATTTAACAATAAATAGTCCAACAGAAACATCTCCAGCAGAAAATGCTAGATTACTAAGAAGAGAAATACAAAGATATAAACTTTTGCATACGTAAAATATTATAGAAAAAGGAGAAATGATTTAATATGAAAAAAATTATTTGTGAAAATAACAAAAATAAGAAAATAACTTTTACTTATGATTTCCCTTTTTTTATTACTTCTACTGAAGGACTATATGATGTAAAAGGAAGTGTAGCTACTGTGTCAAGTGCTTATGGAATAGGAGAAAGCTACGCAGGAACGAGCGTAAAGAAAAGAAATATAGTAATAAATGGTATAATTGTAGATAATTTCGCAAAAAGAAGAGAAACATTACGTAATATATTTCCATTAGATACAATAGGTACGTTATATTATTATGAAGATGATATAGAAAGAAAAATTGAATATATAGTAGAAGATGTAGATGTATCAGAAAAAGGAGTACCTAGAACATTTACAATTTCTCTTATATGTCCTTATCCATATTTTAAAGATATAGAAGAATCAGAAGCGTCCATGTCTACGTGGACGCCTCAATTCTGTTTTCCTATGATTTCTGAGCAAAACAAAGGAATAGAATTTGCAACAAAAAATGTAACAACTATGGGAACAATAACAAATGATACAAATATAGAATTTGGTGTTACAATAAGATTTATTGCAAATGGTAAAGTTTTAAATCCATATTTGATAAATGTAAATACGCAAGAAAAAATAGCAGTAAATATTGAAATGGAAGCAGGCGACCAGATTATAATTACAACACATAGAGGTAATAAGAATGTAATTTATATTCCTACATCTACAAATGAGGCTGAAAATATTAACTATAAAATGAAATATGGAAGCAAATTTTTGCAAATGCACTCAGGCGATAATACTCTAAGAGCAGGTGCAGAAGATGGGGAAGAAAGCCTAGAAACAAAAGTGTCTTATAGTATAGAATATGGGGCGGTGTAATATGAAAAACATTGAATTATATATATATGATAGGGATCTAAATTTTCAAGGTGTAATTGATGAATATACTTCCCTAAGATGGCGTAGAAAATATTTTGAAGCAGGAGAATTTGAATTACATTTAAAAGCAACAGAAAGAAATATAGCTATTTTCAAAAAGGATAATGTCATAATAAGAGAAGAAAGCAAAGAAGCGGGTTTTGTTAAAAGCGTTGAAATAATAGAAAGTACAAATACTACAGAATTAGTTGTAATTGGTAGGTTTTTATCTTATTTGTTATACAGAAGAATAGTAAAGAAAAGAATTAACTTTA